TCTGAAAAAATGCTAATAGAGTTTAATGTTGATAAAAATAGAAAAAAGAAAAAGAAAGGTTCAAAGGTAAAGTTGATTAATGCCAAAACTGGTGAAGAAAAAATATTTGATTCTATAGATAGTGCAGCGTGTTTTTTAAGACTACAGAGTCAGGCAGTTTACCAAACAATTAAAAAGAAAACTAAAACAAGAAGTGGCTGGAAAGCTGAATATATTAAGGAGGAATAATGGAAGTTTCAAGGACTGAATACACAATTAAAAGAGCAAAAGAGTTGTATGACAATGGAGAGGACATATTTATTGCTATAGATAAGGCTAGAGAAGAATATGAGGAGATGGTTAAAAGTGAATATCTTAGCTAGTGTGATATTAGTAATAGGAAGTTTTATAGCTGGTAGAGTTTATGAGTATAGATTGAATTTAAATGAAAATGATGAAGCTGATTCAAAAGTACTTTTAGATGTTTTTAATGAAATTAGTGTGTTAAGAGAAGAAAATAAAAGCCTTAAAGAAAAGTTACAAGAGAAAGAGTTACTATTCATCAATAGATTAATAGATTTTTTACATGATAAAAAGATATGCGAATGTTGTATTTATGACTGTAAGATTGATGATATTGAATATGATTGTGAAGATGGTATTAAAAAGTGGCTTGATAGCGAAGAACTTATATTTGAATAGAAGAAATATCTAATTAAAACAGTTTAGAGAGTTGCAAAATGTTTTTTAATAAAATTATCATTGAGATGTTTTGTAACTCTCAAAAATGAAAATAAGGAGGCGTTGTATTGCTTACATTTTTAGATTTATTCGCAGGGATAGGTGGCTTTAGGCTAGGGATGGAAAAAGCAGGACATAAATGTTTGGGACATTGCGAATATGATAAATTCGCAAATTTAAGTTATAATGCCATGCACAAACCGAAGGAGGATGAATGGTTTGAAAGAGATATTAGAGAAATTAGAACAGAAAATATCCCAAGAGCAGATGTCTGGTGTTTTGGATTCCCATGTCAAGACATTTCTGTTGCAGGGAAACAATTTGGATTCAGAGGAGAACGTTCAAGTTTATTTTTTACAGTTACAAAACTTATTAGAGAACTCAAAGAAGAAGATAGACCCAAGTATTTACTTATTGAAAACGTTAAAAATCTACTTAGTGTTAATGGAGGATTTGATTTCCTCAAAGTTCTCGTTGAACTGGATGAAATCGGCTATGATGCAGAGTGGCAAGTTCTTAATTCTAAAAACTTCGGAGTACCCCAAAATAGAGAACGAATATTCATTGTTGGACATTTTAGAGGACGAAGTACACGAAAAGTATTTCCTATCGAAAGAAAAAGTAGAAAAAATCTTGAGCAACTAAATAATCCAACTCATAGTACAAATAGAATTTATGATGCAGTTGGAATTGCTAGATGTATTAGAAGTCAGGCAGGAGGTGGAGGTGCTAAAACAGGTCTATACTTTATAGACTTAAATAAAAACTCTAAAGTAACAATAAATGCTAGATGCCTTAAAGCAAAATATAATGCAGGTGTGACAAATAGAAATTGTGATAATAGTGGAGTTTTAGTTAATGCAGTTTTAACGCCCGATAGGGTAAATAAAAGACAAAATGGTCGTAGAATTAAAGAAAGCGGAGAAACAATGTTCACATTGACAGCTCAAGATAAACATGGAATTTTGAAAAATGGAGATATAAGAAGGTTAACACCAAAGGAATGCTTTAGGTTGCAAGGATTTCCGGATAAATATTACGAAAGAGCAGCAAGTGTATGCTCAGATAGTCAACTGTACAAGCAAGCAGGAAATGCTGTTACTGCAAATGTTGTATATGAAATAGCAAAAAGAATGGGCTAAAAGTTGCAAAATGTCTTTTAGTATGAATATTTTTGAAGTGTTTTGTAACTCTCAAAAATGAAAATAAGGGGTGGGATAAATGTATGAATATATATTAAGATGGCAAATAGGATTATCGTTAGAAAATAGAAAAATACATTATACATATGGAAGTAAAGAAGCTTTAAGAAAGAAAGCAAAGGCATTGGCTAAAGATGAAAATATAGTACTAATAACTATAGATAAGGTAGATGAAGTTATAAAAAATACTATAAGCGAGAAGATTATAGAACGTTTTGAAAATTTATAAGGGGTGGAATTATGATAATACACAAATTTATAATACATGTTTTAGATAAGAATAGTGATACACCAATATTGAATGATTTTGAAGGTAGGGTTAATCAAGATATGGTCCTATTTTTTCAAAAGAAAATAAGCAAAGTATCAAGAGATAATGACATCAGAACAGCAGTATTTAATAACTATAGTAACAATCTAATTAAGAAGTGTTGTGAACAAATTATTTATGATGAAAGTTCATTTTTAAATAACTCTAAAGAGATTGCAGCTTATTTATTTGATGTTATGAAATTGAATGCTACATTAGAATCTTGCGACTTAGCAATTTGTTTATACTCTCAAAAAGATGAAAAGAAAGTTGCTATATTAAAGCTTGATTACAATAATTCGTATACTCATTCAATTGAGTTTAAAGATGATAAATTTAATATACAGATGTCTAAAAATGAAATTAATATACAAGAGACTAAGACGGTTAAAATTGCTGCTTTGGTTGGATTGAGTGGAATGAATGACAAATATCATCTTAGGGTTTTAGACAAGGATGCAGAGAAGGAAGAAGCTAATTCTAAGTTTGTTACAGAGTTCTTAAATGCCACTAAGATAAAAGATGATAAGTATAAGACTAAGAAGTTCAAAAATACAGCTGAGAATTGGATAACTAATGCTCTTAGTAATGATATAAAACAAGCAGAGGATGTAAGAAGTATATTAAATTATACTTTGAGAGAAAAGCATGAAATTGATATAAATGATTTTGTTGATAAAACAATTAAAGATGATAAGTTAAAAGATAGTTTTAAAGAACATATGGAAGAAAAAGGTCTTGTTGAAGGATTTAGTATAGATAAAAAATGGGTTGATAAAAAGCTTAAAAAGAGAAATATAAAAACTGACAATGGCTTTGAAATAAAAGGTAACTTAACTGATTTTGAGGACCCAATGAAATATACAGTAAGACAAAATCAAAATGGGTCTATAGATATAGTTATTAAGAATGTAACATTTTATGAGGAAAAGTAGGTACTCATGTGACTATTGGCTAGAGAAGGAGAAGTAAATAATAAGAGGATGTAAATTTAAACTAGTTAGGAGGAATAACTTATGAAGATTTTTTTATTGACTATACTGCTAATAATTATTTGTATATTAGCAAATTATGTGAAAAATCGCATATATAAAAAATCTATAAATAATCTAAAATATAAATATTCTGTAGGGGAAAAGATTATATATCATCAAATAAACTGTTACTATAACAGAATGGTTGGTTGTGAAATTTTAGAAAAATGTTATAGTACGAAATTTAGAAAAAGAAATACCCCGCTTTATAAAGTAAAAGCATATGTAGGTGATAACGATACAACATGGGTTATACCAGAGTGGAGAATTGAATGTCTTGCTACGACTTATGGAGAATTTCCTAAATATTAAATAATAAAAATTGGCTGGAGAAGGAGATTGTAAATTATGTTTAACATCTATAAAGTGAAAATAAAGACTAAAAGAACATTGGAGCAGGTAAGAAATCAAAGCGTAGACTTTGAGTATTCAGAAAAAGGATTAAAAAATACTCTGAAATACTATAACTTGATTGATGATTTAAAAGTAATAGTAGTTAAATTTGGAGATGAATATTGTCTAGCTAATTACAATGAAGAAGATAGAAAAATAATAATGGAAGCACATTATCTTTTAGAGCAGGATGAATATACTGGATGTTATATAAATGAATATGAACGATTTAAAAAAGATTGGGAAAATGGTAATTGTGATGGGGAAGCCTGTATGGTATTTTCAGATGATGAAATTGAGATAATTGAGAAGCTAAGGGAGGGTTAAATATGAATAAAAGAATTAAAATGAAAAAAAGATTAATTCATAAAAAGTGTGATGAAAGATGTGTCAACTATGACTTTGTAATTAGCAATAACCTTATAACTTGTAATGTGTGTATAGGATGCAAATACAAAGAAAATATGGATAAAGTATGTGAAGAGAACTATAAGAAATTAAGAAGTAAATAGAATAAAATAGTCAAGGTAAGTTTGTGAATGAAACTAGAATGTTATAGACTTACTTTGACTTATAAAAGGAGTGTGTTAAATGGCTAATATATATTGTGAAAATTATAATTGTAAAAACTACTTTGAAGATATGTGTATGCTTGAAAGAATTGAAATTAATAACTTCAAAGAATGCGAAAGCTATCTTGAAGGTAAAAATGAGCTATATGAATTAGAAAATGGATATACTATACATCCTAAAGATTTGAAAATGGTGAAAAGTAAAGATTATTCTGTTGAAGTTACTCATATTCCAACTGGTATTACAGTAAAATGCCGTTCTACAAATAGTATTTTAAAAAATAAAAATAAGTGTTTGGAAGTTCTAGAAGAAGAACTAACAAAAATAAACTCTCACTTAGAGCTAGAAGATTTACGCTAAATAGGAAGTGAGCTTATGAAACGAAGAAGATGCAGTTGGTGTGGTAAGTTATTTTATCTTGAAGAAAAATCTAAGGATGTTTATTGTTGTAAAGAATGTAGGAAGAAGGCTAAGAAGGTGAAAAAATGAAAGTTTTTCTTGTAATAGATGGAGAGCCAGTTGGCAAGGAAAGACCAAGAATGAATACTTACGCTAAAAGGACCTATACACCTAATAAGACTAAGAATTATGAGGACCTAATAAAATGGCTATATCAATCTAAAGTTAAATATTACTTTGAAGGTTATATAAAAATGACTTTAAGATGTTATTATTCTATAGCTAAAAGTAACAGTAAAAAGGTTAAGGAGCAGAAAAGAAATAATGTGTTAAGACCTAGTAAAAAGCCTGACATTGATAATGTCATTAAAGTAGTAGCTGATTCACTCAATGAGATAGCTTATAAGGATGATACACAGATTGTTGAGGTTGTAGCTAGTAAATATTATAGCGATAATCCCAGGGTTGAGGTTATATTAGAAGATGTTATCTAACCAACGGAAAAATCCGTTCGTTAAATTATGCCCTTAGTTTTTCATAAAAATGTGAAAAAGCTAAATAAAGAATATATCAAACGACAAAGGAGAGATAAATTATGAATGAAAATATAAATAAAGAAATAACAGTACTTGGAACTTTAGAAATCGAGGGAATGAAATTTCATAACATTGAGGGTGGATTTGGAGAACATAAGAAAGCAATGCTAGTAAAAGATATAGCCGAGATACATAATAGAGAATCTAGACAGATTAATGAGCTTATAAATAAGAATAGAAAAAGATTTAAAGATGGAAAAGATATATTAGATTTGTTAGGTGTCGGTTTGGACGATACCAAAATAAAAGAATTAGGATTTACTCAACAATCAATTAATTCTTATAGAGGGTTAAAAAACAAAGGGTTATTATCTGGGATTTATATATTATCTGAAAGAGGTTATGCAAAATTATTAAAAATATTAGAAGATGATATAGCTTGGGAATTATATGAGAAGTTAGTTGATGGATATTTCTCTATGAGAAAAGAACTAAATAATCCTCTTTTAAGTGCATCAAAGGAGTTACAGGCTATATTTATGCTAGATAAGAAACAAGAAGTCTTAGAAACTAAAATAGAGAATGTTAATGAGAAATTAGAGAACTTTATGGATGATGCACCACTATTCAATATTGAATGTGAAAGTATTGTAAAAGAAGTTAAGAAGGTAGCAACAAAATCACTAGGAGGTCATGGAAGTAAGGCTTATAAAAATAAATCTTTAAGAGGTAAAGTATACAATGATATATACCATCAGATTAAACGAGAGTTTGGAGTAGATAGTTATAAGGCTATAAAGCGTTGTCAATTAAATAAAGTATTAGAGATTGTAAACAATTATAAGTTACCTATAGTGTTTGAAGAAGAAATAAGACTTTTAAATAGTCAATTATCAATAGTAAGTTAAATTTATTCAAAAAAAAGGAAAAGGAGTGCTTTCACACTCCACTTGTCAAAAATATAAAACTTTTATCCAAGATTATTATAACATAAACAGGAGTGTGGAAGTATGGATAATAATATCAATAAAAAAGAACTATTTAAAAAAGTAGAAGGTAGATTACATCATTATAAATTTTTAAGTGCAGAAATTAAGAATCTTGAATTAGATATAGAAAGTAGAGAAAATGAGATATTTGGGTGTAAGGCTGTTGGATATGATGAAAAAGTAAGTCCAACATATGCTTTTAATTCAACTGTTGAGAATGAGATTATAAAAAAAGAAAGAGATATTACTAGATTGAAAAAACTGAAAAAAGATAAAGAAATAGAAAAGAAGAAAATAGAAAATGCACTTACATGCTTAGATATAAGAGAAGAACATTTTTTTAAACTGTTTTATAATAGTAGAATGAAAAATAGTATGGTTTATATATCCTTAGAGATGAACTCAGATAGGAAAACATGTAGATGTGTAAGGGAAAGATTAGTGTATAAAGTTATGGATATGCTTTATCCAAGAATTAAGGAAAATGAACTCCCATTATTTAAAAATTAGAAAATTCCCCAGTTTTTCCCCAGAAATTCCCACTTTATTCCCTACTTTCTCCCCTTTTTGATTAAAAAAGCATGAGATAATAGTATTGTGGAAATAAAGATTTCCCTCTCAAAACTTAATATTTGACTAGGGTATAAGGGATTGCCCTAGTCACTACGAACAGACTAGGCAGGGCGTGAGGACGCTGTTAGTTCAATTCTAACTATGTTCAAATATTAATCAACGTATACACTAAAAGTAGAGAAATTGAGGGCAAAATTTTATATTTTGTATCTTAATTCAGAAGTCTAAAAATCGGGTGGGGCTTGGTAACCTCACTCACCATGCAGGTACTGGTGTCTAGTCTAAGTTCGATTCTTAGAACCTGCGACATAATATATGTATCTCCCTACTAAAAATGCTAAGTTTACTCCAAACTTAGCATTTTAATTTTTAAAAAGAAAAAAGAAATTTTTATTGTCATAATACTATTTGTTTAGGTATATTATAATGTGCATACTTAAAATTAAATACTTAGCAAGCATTTGAATTAATATACATAAGATATATGACATAATTTTTTATAGTGTAAGTTATTTAAATTAATTATAAATAACAGTAATTTTATTATATAAAATGTACATATTGTGAATAATAATAATAAAATCATGTACAAAATGCCAACTGATAATTCCTCGAAATATATTGCATATTTAACGTAACGTCAGTATAATTAAATTATAATAGTGAAGTGGAAGGTGGTACTTATGGCTACAAAAAGTATTTTAAAAAATGTAGATGTAAGAAAAAAGGCATTTGGAAGAAATCTAGTATCAGCTCTAGAAAATGCTAAAAATAAACAAGAAAAAGAAGTTGTATTAAGTAAAAAATGTTCAGAAGTACCAAAAGATAAAATAAAGGATATATTCGGGAGATTTTAATGAGTGGCTATTTAATTGTAAACTTAAGTAATATGCTAGGAGAGCTGGAGGAAGAAGAAGTTAAAAAAATTCTCTCCAGTTTTTCTTGTCCCCTTAATAAAGATGTAGAAGAATTTTTAAAAAACAAAGCTATTGAATTTTCTAAACAGGGTTTGGCTAGTACACATTTAGTGCTAACTTCTTATAAAGGCAAGCCTGTTATAGTTGGATATTTCACTCTAGCTAATAAGTATTTTACAATAAAAAGAAAAACATTATCAAACTCTTTAGCTAGGAAAATAGTGAAGTTTGGACAATACAATGAAGAACTAAGAAGATATATTATTGGAGCACCTTTGATAGGGCAAATAGGAAAGAATTATTCAAATAATTATAATAAATTAATCAAGGGTGATGAACTTCTAAAAATTGCATGTGACAAGATAAAAGCAGTACAGTTAGATATGGGTGGGAAAATAGTGTACCTTGAATGTGAAGATAAACCTAAATTAATTGAATTTTATAAGGATAATGGATTTGTAGACTTTGGAAAAAGAAGCCTTGATAAAGACGAAACAGATTCGTTAGATGGGGACTATTTAGTTCAAATGTTGAAATATCTAAAAAAATAAAAGTACATAAAATCTAAAATGACTATCTTGATAGATGGTCTTTTTTTATACAATAAATTAAAAGGAGAATGAAATTATGGAGATTAAGAAAAACACACAAGATGTAGTATCAGAAAGAAAAAATTCCCTAGATTCTGAATTCAAGATACCTGCAAGTGGTGTGTGTTATATGGCTGAGTTTATAAAGGAATCTAGGGAAATCATAAAAGAATTAGATAAACATTTTGAAAGTTGTCTAGATGTTTTATCTAAGGCAAGACTCTAAATATTTTGAATATGCTGAATCAAGCATGGTTTGCCAATCTGGGAAATCAGTATTTTTAACTATAAATAAATCAAATTCATTATCAGGAATAGCTAAAAAGTCTTCTTCTGAATTGACTATGTAATTACCAAATGCAAGTAGTTCATCAAAAGAATCAAAATTAGTGTGTTGGTTCATAAATTTCTTGCTAAGAATTATTGTGCGAATCTTATCAAAGTCAGGTTTTAAATTTTGTTCCATTCTTTCAATTTTCTTTTGAAATTGCTTTAAATTTCTAATGTCAATATTTTTACTCATAAGAACACCTCCTTTCAATAGAATATTAGCATAAAATTGTGGTGAATTCTGCTATTGTCGAACGATTGTTGAAGGATATTGTATAATAACATAGAATTTACTATACTATAAGGAGGTGATTATGTGGGATTTGAGATAAGTGGTAATTTGAATTTTGACAGTGTTATTGATGATTTAAAAAAAGAAGTTGAAAATAACCCTACTATATTTACATCACAAAATGTTGGAAATAAGTTCAAAGAAAAATGTAAAATATGCGAAAAAATATCTGAATTTGAAATACTAGAAGATGGTAAAGTTAAATGTTTAGAATGTGGGACTGAATTTGAATTGAATCTTAAAGTAGAGTAAACAAAAAAAGAATCTCAATTATGAGGTTCTTTTTTTATTCCCAAAACAAACAAATAAAGAGGTGGTGATGTGCAAGATGTCAAAGAAAAGGTAAAACAAGATTACTTAAAAGGAATGAAACAAAAGGAAATATCATCAAAGTATGACATTAGCTTAAACACTTTAAAGTCATGGATAAAAAGATACAACTGGGCTAGTGAAAAAAAGAAGGGTGCACCTATAAATAAAAGAGGTGCACCCTTTTCTAATAAAAATTCAGTTGGTCATGGTGCTCCAAAAGAGAATAAGAACGCTGAAAAGTTTGGTTTCTTCTCAAAATATCTACCCGAAGAAACTAGGGAATTGATACAAGAAATATCCATAAAAGATAAATTTGATATTCTTTGGGAGCAGATAACAATCCAATACGCAGCAATAATAAGAGCACAAAAGATAATGTATGTTAAAGACAAGGAAGAAATGATTAAAGAATTAAAGAAACATGAAAGTACAGAAAATGGAGAGAAGATAGAGTATGAATTTCAATTTGCATGGGATAGGCAAGCATCTTTTCTTAATGCACAGAGTAGAGCTATGAGTGAACTTAGAAGTTTAATTAAACAGTATGATGAAATGATTCATAAGGATTGGAATTTGGCTACAGAGGAGCAGAAAACAAGAGTTGAGAAGTTGAAATGTGAAGTTGATAACCTAAGTAAAGATGATATTGGAGATGATGAGTTGAAAATAAGTGTAGATTATGGTGATAGAAATGATAGTTAGAGTAAATTTTAATCCAGATTTCAAGGAAGCTAATTTTACTAAAAAAAGATACAGAGCAATGAAAGGTTCAGCAGGGAGTGGAAAATCTGTTAATGTAGCACA